TGCGACTGGTCATGGTGAAGTCTCCTGGTGTTCAAGGGTGGGGGCCACCCGAAGGTGACCCCCTGCCGACTTAGGCAGTCAGCGGGTTGGCCGGCACGGTGGCCAGGTTGTAGAACGTGTCCGTCACACCGGATGCCGACAGGTCGGTCGAACCGGGAGTGAAGGTCGTGCCAGCCGTCAGCGCGATGCGCAGAGCAGCGACCGGGCACACGCCGTTGGGCGAGTCAGGGAACATCAGAGCCACGCGGCCAGCAGCCAGCTCGGCAGAGTCCACGATCGGGCCCGGGACGATCGACACAGCGCCGCTCGTGTCCAGGCAGATCAGGTAGTTCCGCGTAGAGCCGTTGACGCCACCCGTGAAGCCGCCGTTGACGCTTTGGATACCGCCGGCAGCCGCCTGGTAAACCGACGGGCCGCTATAGCTGATCGCGATGTTGTCGGTCGCGCTCTTGCTGTAGAAACGGCCGTCGATCACGAAGGTGACCGTCGAGGCGTTCTGGATGGTGTTGGCGTTGGTGCCTTCGGCCCAGCCGCCACTCGAAAGACCGGCGGTAAAGCCGGCAGACAGGGAGAGATTGTCAGACATGGTGAAGTTCCTTTCAGTCGATGACGAACGTGGCCACGGTGGCCGCGTAGTTCGTGTCGGTGACGCCGCCGTCGGCGTCCAGCTTGGCCGCTACGGCCTGCAGGGCGTCGACCACGGCTGCCAGCAGGATCGCCAGCTCTTGACGATCGCCGGGGCCAGCGAGGGCGTTGACACGTTGACGTACAGATTCGATGGGCATATCGGTTCCTTTCGGTTCGCTAGGGCTTTCGCCCTAGCGTGTCATCACAGAGCCGAGCAGGCCGCTTCGATGCGGACCATCCAGTTCTCGTTCAGTCGCACCGCGTTCTTGTAGAAGTTGGCGCCGACATATCCGAACTGGCCCATCGGGTTGGCGTGCGTGATCTGCTTTGCAGGCAAGTAGATCGGCTGGATCGCGCCCATGCCCTTCAGAGCGACCTGGCCCCAGGCTTCCTGAGCCACCACCATAATGGGGTAGACGTCAGCCGTGGTGCCGGAGGTGCCACCGTTGGACAGGAAGGTGCCCGCAGTGATCGTGCCGCCGCCAGCCAGGAACGGCTTGAAGTACGGCGAGGTGATGACGCGGAAGCGCTCGACCGTGCCAACCTCACGCTCATGGACCGGCTTCTGCTGACCGTAACGAGCCAGCGGCACGAAGTTGGTCAGGTTACGGAAGTCGGCTTCCATGTCGGTGTGGATGAACACCAGGTAGCCAGGCTCGACGGCGGTCGTGCCGAAGTTGACCGAAGAGGCCAGCTTCTCGGTCACGAGCTGAGCGTGCGCAGCCTCGAGCTGACGGGCAGCCTGACGCAGCTTGTTCAGCGTGATGCCGGTGTTCACCGACGTGCGGGCCGAGCCGTTGGCGTACACGACGTTCGTGCCACCGCGGACCACACCGTAGGAGATCAGCTCCTCGATGCTGGCCATGTGCTCGCCAACCAGCTTGACCATGTCGCCGGGGATGTCATCCTCGTACATGGACTCAGCCTTGGAGCTGAGCTTCATCAGCACGCCGTACTGCTGCACGGTCACCTGCACGTCCTGGTAGGCGATGGTGCGAGCACCAGGGGTCACGCCTTCTTGCAGCAGGTAGTTGCTGGCGGTGATGCTCGGAGCACCATTGGAGCCGGCGTCGATCGGCAGGGCGCGACGGAACACGACCGTGTCGGTCTTGTTCTGGGGGATCTGCTTTTGCGAGCCGAAGGTGCTCAGCACCTTGATGGGCATGGCGTGCTTGAGCATCTCGCGCTCCGCCATGATGAGGTTCCGGGAAGGAACAAGGGAATAGGTCTGCATGATGGGTTACCTTTTTTGTCGATCAAGTTCGTCCAGGTAGCGCCAGTACTCGTCGGGCGCCATGTCCTCCACGGCCTTCTGGCGCACGTTGGCACCGGAACGCCCCGAAGGGATCGCCGCAGCAGAGTTCAGGCGCTGCGTTCTTTGGTTCGAGGCTGAGCTCGTTGCGTCGATGTGCAGGTCCAGCAGGCGCACAGCGTCTTGCGGGCTTTCGCTCGCCGCAAGCATCTGAACTTCCCGCGGTTGACGCTGCAACCATCCTCTGAACTCAGGCGTCTGTACTCGGTCCTGCCATCCAGGGTGACGAACCTCGACTGCCATTTCGGATCGCAGGCGAGAGATCTCTTGCGGGGTGACCCCCGCTTGAGCCGGCTGCTGTTGCTGCGCTATGCGCTGCTCCAGCGAACTCAGCCGCTCGTTGAGAGCGGACTCCATCGCCTCCGCGAACTCGGGGTAGTCCGACTTCAGCCTGGCCATCGCCTCGGGGTTGCGCTGCGCGTCGCGAATTTCCGTCGCGGTGGGCGCGTCGCCTCCCTTTGAGGAGACCTGCTGTGCCGTCTGAAGCTGCTGCTTCAGTTGACTACCGAGTCCACCGATGTGGCCTTCGGCATTCCTCAGACGCTGAGTGACCTGAGACAGCATCGTCTCAAGGCCGGAGATCTTGTCCAGCAGAGCCTGGTCACCCGTTGGTGCCGCTGCGTCACCGCCCTTGGCTGCGTCGGCCGGATCAGCATTGCGATGCTCGGCGGGCGCTTGGTCGGTGGATGCGAATGCGGGTTCGCGGTCTGCAGTGAGCTCGACATCAGCGGCCGGCGCGGGGCCGGAATCCTCTGCGTCAAGTTGGTCCCAGATCTTCTTGGCGTCTTCCTGATTGGTCGTTCCTTGTACTTGCATTTTGATGTCGTCTCACTTCGGTGAAGGTCACTGTGGACCTTGTTCGTCGACGCCGGCCAATTCGTCGGGGTCGACTGCTGGACTCAGGCTGGCTCCTTCGGCCAGGCTGAGAATGCGCTTGACTTCGCTGATCCCACCGCGGATCAGCGCTGTCTTTTCCGGGCCGAAGGATGGTGAGTCGTTCAGCTCACGAAGCTCCTCGAGGCGCTCCTCAAGGGTCTGCGTCAGCCGCTTCCATGTCTGTGACCGGAAGTCCTCTGCCTTCAGCAATCGGGGCTCCAAAGAAAAAACGGCGCCCGTTGCGGGGCGCCGTAAAAAGGATTCAGGGAGAGAGTGCAGCAATCGCGAAGACACTGACCCGGGGCGGAATATAGCATTGTGATTGCCCGGGTGCAATAGGCCTCACCGGCCCATCAGGCGGCCCATGTTGACGATGAAGCCGCCAGGCGGCGGAGTCTGCGGCGCAGGGGGCGGCGGGGGCGCAAGAGGCTTGCCAAAGTACTGGCCGAAGAAGTTGCCAGGGTACTGGCCTTGATAGCCCATTCAGTCCTCACGTTGGATCTACCGAGGTGACGTTGCGAGAGCCAGAAGTGTAGGTGGCCTCCACCCGGTCCACGGTGCCGTCCTGGGACTTGAAGACCATGGTCGAACCCTCGAGGCCGGTGGCATCGCCCGCGTTGACGGCCAGCAGGATGCGCAGCACGTCGCGCAGCGTGAGGCCGCCCTCGACCACGCCCAGCAGTGGGTCGGCTGCGGCGCCCGCGCTGTTGAGCAGCTCGCCCATGGAGCCGGGGGTGTTGTAGGCGCTGGCCAGGGCTTCCCACACTGCCGCGGACAGCGACTGCGGGCTGAGTTCGGTAAACGGTGTGATGTCGCCCGACAGGTTGCCCGTGGCCCTGACCGTGGCGCTGTTTGAGAACTGCACCAGCGCAGCGCCCACGGCGTCAACGATGGCGCCGAGCGTGGCGTTGTTGACCGTGAAGGAGAAGGACGTGCTGCCCGCAGCCGACAAGGCGCCCGCCAGGTTGGCGGCCAGGTCGAACGTGATGGAGGCGTTGCCAACTGCCGAGACGATGAGCTGTCCATCGGCCGGGTTGACAGTAATCGTGACCGTCGTGCTGCCCGTGATGTTGACGCCAGCCGCAAGATTTAGCAGCCCCGGCGTGACCGTCACCACCAGATTGGTGAACGACGACATCGCCCCAGGCTTGTACGGTAGCACCCACGACGATGGGGCCAAGTGCCCGCTGGGGACGCCCGCTAGTTTGGACGGGATGCCCTCGCCCACGGACTGGTTCATCCGGTCACCACGCCTCCACATGGAACGGAAAGTTCCCGGCGAGCCGCCGATCTGGCGCAGGGGTAGCTGCGCCAGGAGCGTGGTGTTTGTCTTGAGAGCCATGAGCCCGATCAGCCCCAGCCGACCTCGACCGCGCCGTAGAAGTTGGTGGACGCCGCCGCAGCCGCGCCCGCGAAGTAGAGCCACGTGAGGCAGGCACCATCCATGACGCGGGGTAGGCTCGGCAGTTGGTTCAGTAGATCCCGCTCGGCAGCGACGGACACGGTGGTCAGCGGCAGCGTGAGCAGCGGGCGGGCAAGGCACAGCGCACCGGTGCCCGTGTTGGCCGCGCTGAAGGTGACCGTCGCCACCGTGGACACGCCCGTGTCGCCCGATGCCAGGGGCAGGAATGGGCCGTAGTTGTTCGCTGCGGTGCCTGAGTGAGAGATGTGCCCCACGATGCCGGAAGCCGTCATGGCGACCGTCACCGGAAGCGTCCTGCCTGCTGTTGGCACCGTGTTGCTGTAGCTCAGCGCGATGTTCTGCGCCGTGGCGCCCGCTGCGGCGGTCTGCGCCCAGAACAACCTGCACCCGGCCCCGTTGGTGTAGCGCA